CTTTACCTACACCTAATAAATCTAATGCTGTTAGACCAGCTAGACCACCAACTATACCACCTTTTAATGTTGGCATTTTTCCACCAAATCCACCAGTTAAACCAAATTTACCTAATAAACCCATTGTTCCACCATCTTCATCAACTCCTTTAGTTCCTAATAAATATCTACCTGCTTTTGAAAAAAAACCACTTCCTCCTGTTCCAGCTTTATATTTACCTAAAGCGCCAGCTCCTAAACTTCCTAAACCATATAATAAAGCTGCTTTACCAAATGGAGACTTAACAACTTTTTTAACAGCTCTAGTTGCTTTCTTAACTAGTTTACCTAAAAAATATTGTTGTCTTCCTGTTTCAAGGTCCATGATCCCACCTTGATACTCCGGCATACCACCGTCCATGTATCCTACTCGTGCTATTCCACCATCAGCTAGACCACTAAAATCAAATTGAGAGCCCATAAATCTTGCACCCAGTCCTGTGTAATCTCTAGGGTTTACTGTAGGTGTAGTGTCATCTTCATCTGTGTCATCTTTTTTTACAACAATTGGTGGTACGTAGTTATCTCCTCCATCTGGACCACTACCTATAATATTTCCACTTGCATCTCTAGAATAACCACTTGTTGGATTACCATAAGCATCTGTTTTACCTGATAATCTATCAGACATGTAACTTTGATATGCATCTTCAAATTGATCCGCAGTCATATCAAAATCTAATCCAGGTATTTTTCCTCCTCTAATTACATCTTCAAAAAAAGGTCTGTTTATTGATGCGTTAAAATCAGAAACTTTTTGTAATGGTTTTTGAAATAATGAACTTAAACCAAACGTTTTAACTTCATTTCTTCTATCCAAAAAATCTTGTAATGCTTGTTCTCTTTCGTTTAATGTTCCTGTAAATTCTTGATCAATTGGAGTATCTCCTACTGCTTTACTTGTATTAAAAGTTTGAAGTTCACTACTTAGATCTCCTTCATATATATCTTTAGAGTCTACCCCATAAATTTCTTCTGCAAGATATCTTTCTCTATTAGTTAAACCACCTAATATATCTTTAGCTGTAGTTTTACCTAAATCAGAAAGTTCTTTAGCTCTAGCTGCATCTTCTTCTTCTTTTTCTTTTATAGCTTTAGCTATTGCATCTGCTTTTTCTTTAGCTGCTTTTTCTTTAGCTGCTTTTTCTTTAGCTGCTTTTGCTGCAGCAATTCTTTGTTGTTCTGCTTTTTTTTCTTTTTCTTTTTGTTTTTTTGCAGCCTCTTCATCATAAGCACCAGTGTTATCTTTTCCTCCACCATATTGAGATGTTGAATCATCTTTAGGATTATAACCACCCTCACCACCAGTATCTCCTGGACCAGGTACATTACCACCACCTTTATTTTTATTTTTTCCACCTGGAGTAGTTCCGGGTGAACCTGCTCCTGGACTCCAGCCACCGCCGCTGTTATTATTTCCACCGTGATCTTGACCGCCTCCGCCGCCTCCACCGCCGTTATTATTTCCGCCGCCTCCGCCGCCGTTATTATTTCCGCCGCCTCCGCCGCTGTTATTATTTCCGCCGCCTCCGCCACCACCTTGGTAGCCACCATCACCACGATAACCTGGACGTTTGCCGTTCGCTGATTTGTTTACTAGTTGTTGGTATTGTTGTGCGTTTGTAATTGCCATTGTTCTATTTTATATAAATTTGCCTTAGTTTACAATATTATTCATCATCAGATGCAGCACCAAGTGGTGGCATTGCAGCTACTTTT